CTATAATTTCCAGAGCTGAATTTGCAACTATATGCGGTACTACTCCTGCAATCGTTAACACTAACGTAAGCAGAGGAAAAATAATCCCTTGCGGAGAAAAAGATAAAAACGTAGATACCGAAAACTGGACCAACAAACAATTCAAAAAGAAGTGCGAAGACAACGCCAAGAAAGCTAAACCAGTTCGGGTAAAAAAAGCTGTTGAACCAATCGAAGAAATTTATAATAAGGTTGTTGAAAAAGTAGAACCTAAACCAAAGTCAGGTACTAGAGAAGAGACCGAAGAAGAAAAAGAAAAGCGTAAAAAACAAAACGAAGACTCGGAAGAGGATGGAGATTGGACACGTAGAAAAACGGTAGCCGACGCCTTGAGAGCTGAACAGTTAGCAGAGAAGGAACGTCTGAATGTTGAGAAATTAATGGGTCAATTGATACCATTTGATTTAATGAAATTGATTATAAAAGTTAACATCCAAGACATCCTTAAAAGTTTTGTCTCTGAGTCTACAAATTTAGCATCCATTTACTGCGATATACTTGCAGATGGTGACAGAGAGAAATTGGCAGAGCTAACCAACAAGCTTCAATATACTTTCGAAACGATTGTAAGGAGAGTGGAAACAACTACCGCAAAGGAAATTGAAAATGTTATAGAAGAGTTTGCAGAAAGCAGAACCAGAGGAGAAAAAAAATAAAAAACAATGTCATGGAATATTTTTTTATTTTACCAGTAGAAGTGATTATATTTTTAATGTTATTGTATTTTGACCCAGATTGATTATGGAAGATATAAAAGATTTTTTAGCTTACGCAATGATAACCTTATATGGTATCTATGTCGTTTATAATTTTGTGAAAGCCTTTAGAGGTTTTCTAAAAGCAATTAGTAAGTAATGGATATAAAAAGCATTTGGTCGAATAAATACTTTCAATTTCATGCGGATATATATGATATAACCGTAATAAAAGAAGAACCTGCTAAGTGGATAGAAGAAAATATTTATCTTCCTAGCGGGGTTTCTCGTTATACGGGTAAATTTTCTTATGATTATTCTCCTTACGTTCGTGAAATTGTTAACAGATTAGCGAGTTCAGACCCAGCCAGGGCTGTTGCGGTAATGAAAGGAGCTCAATCGGGGCTGACTCAAGGACTGATTGTTCCAGGGATGGCTTACGTTATCGCTGTAGATGCTCACCCAATGCTTTTTATGGCTGGAGATAAAGAACTTGCAAGAAAGACAATCAGGGAAAGATTCGACCCTATCATGCAATCGAGTGGTTTGACTGACTATATTAAACCGTCTGTAGTAAAAAAGAAAAATCAAAGAACTGGGGATACTGATACCTCAAAAGAGTTTGCTGGTGGTTCATTGACTATTGAAGGTACTAATAATGTCGATAAAATGCGACAATATTCGGTAAAAATAGTCTTTGCGGATGATTGGGAGGCAGCTCCGAGAAGTAATAAAGACGAAGGTTCTATTAGGAAATTGATTGAGGGTAGACAAACATCCTATGGAAATCTTGCTAAAACGTTTTTCGTTAGTACTCCTTTGGTAAAACAGACTTCAAATATCGAGCCAGTTTATGAGCTTGGAGACAAAAGAAAATGGTTTTGGACTTGCCCTCATTGTAAAACTGAAATCACACCAGAGTGGCGAATAGATTTAGGCGATGGCACCTACGCTGGTATTGTTTATAAACTAGATGACAAAAAAAAGATTATCAATAAATCGGTAGCTTATAAGTGTCAATCATGTATGCAGCTAATACCCGAAAGAATGAAGTACGAACTTAATCTTAAAGGAAGATGGATACCAACAGCGGAACCTCAGATAGAAAACTATTATAGTTACCAACTAAACTCTTTAATTATTCCCCCAGGTTTTGTAACTTGGGTAGATTTAGCGAAAGAATGGAACGAAGCTTGTCCGCAAGGTCAACCAGTTAATAAAGACTTTTTAAAAACATTTACAAATATTCGTTTAGGTCAAACTTTCGAGGAACAAGGTGAGTCTCCAAAAGTCATGCAGTTAATGAGAAATACCCGAGAGTATAAACTCGGATTGGTTCCAGACAGAACTTGTGACGAAGACCAAAACGGTCAAATAATAATGCTTACCTTAGCATGTGACATTAATGGAGTCATGGAGATTTTAGAAGATGGCAGAAGAAATGAAGACGTTAGGTTGGATTGGGAAATATTAGCTCATTCTCAGAAAGGAGCCACTTACTCAGTAAACCATGGGAGTATAGGTACTTTTAAAAGACAGAGAGAAAGAAGTAAACGAGAGCAAGAGGATGATTATGAAAGAGAAAGATTTACCTTGACCCATAATGTACCAAATTCTGTTTGGCCTCACTTAGAAAAAATAATAAGAGATACTTATTTCACAGAGTCTGGTTCAGAAATGCAAATAAGTATCTCTTTGATAGATACTGGTTTTGGTGAGAAAAACGCTATGCAGTTTATAAAATCTTTTGAGGATAAATATGTATTCGGTGTTAAAGGTAGAGCTGAAAAGAACTACAGACCAATTGTAAAAGACACTTCTCCAATATCTCGCTCTTCTGAAAATCCAAGATATTTATATATTTTAGAGGTTAATCAGTTGAAAGATGACTTGGCAGAATATATGAAATGCAGGTTAGGATTTGATGAATCGCAACCAAAAGGTTTTATGAACTTCCCTCAACCAGAAGATGGTAAATATAATCTAAAAAGTTATTTTATAGATTACGAAGGAGAACGTAGAACGGAAGAGTTGGATTCAAACGGAAATGTAATTGGTTATAAATGGGCTAAGAAAAACACTTCCGTAAGAAACCACTTTTGGGATGTCAGAGTTTATAACATCGCCGCTCCTTTAATCTATGTAGATTTGATAAAACGCTCTGATTCTAAGTATAAAGATTTAACTTGGGATACATTTGTCGAAATGGTTGTTGGTTAGTTTGTTTTTTTTATAGATTTGTTTACTCTATTTAATATTTTTTGAATTTCTTTTTGCTTTCTGTCCAAAACAGGTTTAACGGAGCGAAAGGCGGAAACCTTAGTTTTAAAATATTTTTTATCTATAATATTTTCACTTGGTTTTATAAAATCTTTATAAATCGAATGAATTGGGCTTAAAAACCCAAAATCTCCATTTGTAGTTGATTTCTTACCATAGGTGATTCCTATTACTTTTTGTGTAAGGTACGTTCCGTTTTTATCTGTTTTGGTTACATGCCATTCTTCTACCTCTAAAGAACATCGTTCCGACAAACAGGACTCTAGGTTTAACCACGCTTTATAAAAGACATCACCTTTTTTCATTACAAAACGATTTTATTAAGGTTATTTAAAAGATTCCAATAAGCTGCTTCAAAATCTTCCTTACTTGAAGGTTGCAAGTGCGGCGGTACTGGTTGGTCTGTTAAAATAGATACTCCAACATTGTTTGGAAAGACATGAACCAAGATATTGGAATTATCTTCTTCGTTTACAGATATAAATACTGTTCCACTTCCATTAGGGTCTAATACTACAAAATACTTTTTCATTTTATTTATGGTTTTAAATTATTTCTCTTTTAAAGTAAAATCTGGTTTCATTACTTACCCAAATGATAGAAACTAATTCCCATCCATTTGCGCCGTACTCGTTTAGCTCTCGCAGGTAGAGATTTTCCCTAATAATATATTCAAATTTCTTCATTTTACAATTTTTACAATTAATTTATTTTTATATGTTATTGGTTTTTCCAGTGTTAATTTTTTACGCATTCCATAAGCTAAAGCAGCTATTGAAGTACGCAGAATAAGCTCAAATGAACGCTTATTTATTTTATATCTTAATTCATAAGCCATTGAAAATCGCTTTAAATTCGCTCGATTCTAGCCATTCTTGGACGTTTTTTATTACATCTACTTCCAATTTACCGCCTACAGAGTGTTGGTAGTTGATTTTGTGAAAATCTGCTAAAATATACAAATTATTTTCAAAACTCCAACAAGATTTGCAAAGTTCAAACAGGTTTTTTTGTTTTGCGTTTGTTTCCACAATGTCATTAAGAATAAGAGATTTTACGGTTTTAATTTTGTTTTCAAAATAATTTTCTGGATATTCTATTGCGTATTCTTTGAAGAAAATACTCACCAATCTGGTTTCAAAAAAAGCCTTATTAAAAGGAGTGTTTGCATAAACTTTTACTCCTCTTTCGAGGAGTTTTTTAGCTTTGTCTTTTGATATGTGTTGAAGATACATGGTTAATAAATTGTAGTTAAATTACTAATTGGTAAATCGTAGGCTGGGTCATTTCTATCCATTTTGTAAGATATTTTTTTTGTAGAAATTTCTTTTACTTTTGGGTAACCATCTTCTCTTACGTCTTGTATAGATTCAAAAACACTTGGAATATGAGCTTGAAACGGTTTAACCCATCTTTTAAAACCTAAATCTTCTTTTCCTTCTATTATTTCAAAATTGTTTTCCATGATTACGAATTTAAAAAAGAATATTCTTTTATAACTTGTTTAGCTTGTTTTATATTGAAGTCGGATAATTTTACGCCTCCACCTTTTGAATTTAAAATTTCTAAAGCTTGTTTTTTGATTTCTTTTGTAGACATGATATTTTGTTTTTGATTTCTTTGTCAAAGATATGACAGTTTTTTAGATAAACAATGCAAAGGATTAATTTTAACATAATTTTAACACTTGCGTTAACCTACACTTTTATATACATATATACTGAGTTTTATATTTTGTTTGCTACTTTTGTATATGGCTTCTAATTTACAGTACATATCCATAATGGAATTTATCGCTGGTAAGTGTGGCGCTGCCGAGCGATTGGCTGCGGTTAATATCTGTATAGATAACGCTATACTAATGTTGGCGGCTTCTACAGACCCGAACTCTCCAGAGACTAGCGCAGGATTTAATATATCCGAGTATCAATTAGATGACTCAATGGTTAAGATTAAAACATCTTACAGAAGTACTAAGGATATTTCGGAAAGTATATTTGCTTTGCAGAAAATGGCAGAAATGTATAAAAACCAACTTAGAGGTCGTCAAATGATTTTAAAAGATATTAGAACTTTTAGGTAATGGCAAACTGGATTACGAAATATTTTTCACCCGAAAAGGTAACTAAGTTGCCAGAAACTGCAATAGATTCTAAAACAGAATCTTCTCCGCAGTCTTACAACTATACAGATGGTTATTCTGGTGGATGGAGAGCTGTCAATTCTTATAGATTTGACGGAGAAAAAACCCCAGGAGAATTAGGTAATCCTATTAATTTAGTTCCAGATTTTGATTCACTAAGATTAAGGTCTTACGAGGCGGAATTAAAGTCAGATGTTGTTAAAATAATAACTGGTAAGTTCTTTAAATGGGTTGTTGGTACTGGATTGAAAAATCAACCTCAACCTCAAGAAAAAACTTTGGCTACTGAGGGAATAGAAAACGATTGGGCTGAATTTAGAGAGACTGTAGAGGCTAGATTTTCGACTTACGTAGAAAGTAAAATGGCAGATTATTCTGGTATGGAAAACTTTCACGTAAGAGCGGCAGAATCTTTTGAAACTTCTTTCTTAGGTGGGGATTGTTTAGTTGTTTTCAGAGTAGATAACAATTTAAACCCAAATGTTCAGGTTATAGATGGTCAGCACGTTACTAATCCTATATTAACTAACGAGCAAAGCGCGGCGCTTAAACTTAGTAAGAACAGAATAAAACATGGAGTAGAATTGAACTCAAAAAACCAACATGTTGCTTTTTGGGTTAGAAAAGATACGGACGATTTTAGTTTAGCATGGGATAGAGTAGCTGCTTACGGTGAAAAATCTAAGTGTCTAATGGCTTTTATGATTTATGGTAAAAAACATAGAATCGACCACGTAAGAGGTATACCAATAATTACACCTATTCTTGAAAAAATAGATAAATTAGACAGATATACAGAAGCTTCCGTTTCTGCGGCAGAAGAGAGAGCTAAAATCCCTTGGTTTATAGAGCATAACCAGCACTCTGACGGTAGCAACCCTATGATTGACGTTGTGAAAGTTAATAGAAGCTCTACGCCTTCTCAATCTTCTTGGGATTTAGCCGAAGCTACTAGAAAAGAGATTTTAATAACTCAGGCGAAAACTGTGACAAATATGCCTATTGGGTCTAAAATGTCTGCTATTTTTTCACAGGCAGAGTTTAATTATCCTGTATTTTTTGAATCAATCTTCATGCAGCTTTGCGCTTCGTGTGATGTTCCACCAGAGGTTGCTCTACAAAAGTATAGTTCTAATTATTCGGCATCGAGAGCCGCCATAAATGGATGGGGTTTTATAGTTGGTGTCTATAGAAAAAAACATGCTGACAAAATGTATAAAAACTTCTATAGTTTTTGGTTATATTGCGAAGTATTGAAGTCAAAAGTAAAAGCCCCAGGTTATTTAAAAGCTAAAGCGGAAGAAAATCATTTGGTTTTAGAAGCTTATTCAAATTCTGTTTTCTTAGGTGCAAATCTTCCTCATATCGACCCACTGAAAGAAGTAAAAGCAATAAGAAGCATGATTGGAGATAAATCTAAAGGTGAAGTTCCTTTGATAGATTTAGACCAAGCAACCGAACAGCTTAACAATGGAGATTGGAGAGAAGTTTATAAAAAATGGACTGAGCAAATGAAGATAACTGGAGACGAGTTTGAGGTCAAAGAAAAAGAAGAGGTTATGGTAGATAATTCTAAATCTAAAAAAGATGCAACCTAGTATAAAGATAAAAAATAAATCGGTAAGTTGGAGTGAAAATTTAAAGCTAAGAGTTTTGGATGTCGTTCTGCATAACGGTTCGTATTACTCAAACAGAACGGGTAAAAACAGCGAACCATCTGCCTCTAATTTAGATTGGCTTTTTGTTAGTTCAGCTGGTGGCGATTTAGATTATATTTTATTCAAAGCACCTACAAATAATCCAAATAATAGATTTCTAGAAGTTGGAGACATAGCTCAAAGAGTTATAGAAAACACAAAAATAGAAGGAATTTATAATGGAGGGGATGAGTTTTTGTTATCTAATTACACTATATATAATTCAATCGGATTTTAATACTTAAAAAAATGAAAAATTTAAAATTTTTATTATTGGTTTTGGTTTTTAGCTCTTTACAAGCGCAATCTCCATATGTAATTCACCAGCAATTGCAACTAAACACAGTTCCTTTTGGAACTTCTTTAGATAGCGTTTTAGTGATAAACAATTTAGGTAAAGTATTCAAAGTTCCTAGAAGTTCTTTTGGTGGGGGTGGAGATTTTGTCACTCTAGATACTGAGCAAACTATTACAGCTTATAAAAGCATTGATGTATCCGAAAGCAATGCTTTTAATGTGGATTCAAGTGGTGGTTATACAGGTATAGGCGTTACTAGTAGTGGTTCCTCTTCTTCTTCCGCTATAGGTCTTAAAATTAATTCAAATAGTTACTCAAACGGATTGATTGTCAATGGTAACGATGACGACTTGGCTGGGTATGATTTGGTGGTGTTAAATGCGGCAGGAAGCCAATTAGGATTGTACGTACACTCAGAGCAAAACGCAGCTACTACTTTTACAAACAATACTAGTACTAATCCTACTGCTTATTTTCAAAATGTTGGAGAAGGTGGTGGAATAAGGGTTAATTCTTATGGCGGCGCTGGTGGTTATTTTAATTCTACATATGGTAATGGTTTAGAAGTGGTGTCTGACAATTACACGGCTGGAACCTTCACTTCTTATAATGGAGAAGGTATTAGGTCTGAGTCTTTTGGTACGGCTGGTTATTTTAACTCTACAGATAGTAACTCAATAAGTGTTGAGACAAACAATGGATTCGATGCGGTTGCAATTTACAATGGTGGTGATGGAGCAGGTGTCTCTGTTACGTCTTATGACGGTATTGCTGGTTATTTCAACTCAACTAATAGTAATGGTGTGAGGGCGGTGTCTGATTCCAATCTTGCGGGAGAATTTATTTCTAATTCTGGAAGCGGAGTAGATATTAATTCCTTTAGTTTGGGGTTAAATATTACTACCGCGGATGATACAGGGATAGCTGTCAATTCTTATGGTACAGGTATTTCCATACAATCCGATTCCGTAGGAGCTTTTGTTAATTCTGATGGTAATGCAGGTATATTTAACTCCTCGTCAAGCGATGGTATCCACGCAGAAGGTCTTAATAAAGGTGCGGTTATTTGGTCGACAAATGACACCGTTTTAACTGCAAATTCTTTAGGCAGTAATGACGGAATAAATGTCAACACAATCGGTGGAGATATAATTGAAGGTAATGCTGGAGTTTTTAAAGTTACCTCTAGTGGAGATATAACGAGTGGTGTTTTGGCTGGTTCTGGTACAAGGTCGGTATCAGCAGACTCCACTGGTAAATTAGTGATAGGTGGTGGAGCGGCTTATAAAGTTTACACAGCTTTACTGTCTCAGGCAGGAGCTAGTGCGCCAACAGCTACGGTTTTAGAAAACACAACTGGTTATACATTTACGTATGCATACGCTTCTCCGGGGATTTATTCAATAACTTCAAGTACAACTTTACCATTAAATAAAACCGTTATATTTTCTGGAAGCGGATTAACGGGTGGGGGAGTAGCTAAAATTATAAATGCTTCCTATGCTTCTGGAACTGTTACAGTAATCACCGCAAACAATATTGGTGTTAATTCCAATGATATTCTTTCGCAAACTTCAATAGAAATCAGAGTGTATCCATAAATAAAAATTTAATCAATTAATAATCAATAAATCAAATTACCATGAAAAAAATTCTTTTAAGCCTAGTCCTTCTTCTATCATTAACGTTAACGGTAGCAAGTGCGCAATCTCAAAGTGGTTTAGTTCCGACTATTAGTAAAATCAAAATCAAATCCGACAAACCTCTTTTGTATGAGTCCAGAACTCAAGGAAAAGATACCATTTACATTACTATTAAGCGTTGGGTGTATGATACGTCTACCAGCAAATACAGCGCACAGGTAGTAGATTACATTCATTTAGAGAAAGGTTATAAGGTTGTAAATGAAAAAATAAAATCTTTCTCAAAAGAAGAAATAGATGGTTTGTTTACCAGTTTAAGTAATTCGATTC